ATTAAACCCATTACTGAGAAATCCCAGTTATCTGGTAAACTTAGTAGGACTAAAAGTAATCCTTTATCTTTAAGTTGTAAGTTTTTATCTTTAATAAGATAATTATTAATCATTGTGTAATCATTTTTTTTATGAACTCTATATATTGCCATATCTCCTCCTCTACCCCTACATTTGATTTTTTATACCCTTTGTGTTATATTAAAAGTGCCTTACATTTTATTTGTGGGCGATTTCGTATTCATAATACGAATATTCATTATTGTTGGAATTACTGTCTATTTGCTCAGCTCTGAAACTTAAAGCAAATACACATAAGATTCCAATTCCAAAGAAAAGTGCTATAACTAGTGCTTTTTTTATTTTGTTCATATTTCTTACCTCCTTTCTATTCCTAATAATTCATAGACTATTGTTGCTAGTGCAACTTTAGGTCTTGTAATTGGTATTAAGTATCTTCTTTCTTCCATAATCTTTCTTGCTTGGTTTATATATTTAATTGCATTATCATAAGTAAGATTAGGTATTAGTTCTTGAAGATCCTTAGCTGTTAAATAATATTTCATTACATCCTCCTATTAAGTTCATTTTAAGTGAACTATATTACCAAAAAAAATTCATTTAAAGAACACCCTATTGCAGAAGCTATTGAATTAAGATAATTGATATTATATCTAAAAGGATGATTAACTACATGAATAATTGTTCTTCGTGTTAATCCTAGTCTTTCTGCTAGTTGCTCTTGTGTAACATCATATCTTTTTAGCATTGCTTTAATGTTATTAGATACTTTCTTTTCGTTCGTTTCCATCTTATCACCTCCTCTATTGATTAATTCCATCATACCACTATGAGTGAACCTAGTCAACATCAAAATCACAAAAAGTGAAAAAAATATTTTATTTTACAATTTTTAGTGTATAATAAGTTTAGGTGATACTATGTTTTCAAATAATATAAGATATTTATTAGATAGTAAAAAAATAACCACAAAAAAGATTTTAGAAATTACAGGGCATAACAGTAAAAGTTTAGTTGCAATGTGGAGAACAGGGGAAAGATTTATTACAACTGGTGATGCAGTTAAGTTAGCAAATTATTTAGGAATCACTATGGATGATTTAATAAATAAAGATTTAAAAGAACTTTTAAATAATCAAAATGAGTTTGATAGTTATTATAATGCAAACAAACATATATTAACTGATGATGATAAAGAAATGATTAAGTTTATCATAGAAAAGAGGAGAAAAAAATGAAAATAGGAATAAGAAAACCAAGTATTAAGAAAACTATTAAAGCAAGAACTACTGGTAAAGTAAAACGTAAAGTTAAAAGTACAATTAATCCTTTATATGGAAATAAAGGTATAGGTGTAATACACCCAAAAAGAGCAGTTGAAAACAAAATATATCATAAAACTTCTTTTAGTCTATTAGATTTTTTTAAAAGGTTTAAGAAATGATATTCAAAGGTAGTCCTACCAAAGATGGTAGATGTTGGTATTTTAGAAAGAGTAAAAATGGAGTTCAATACAATTCTAAAAAATATATGACTAAAGAAGAATGTTCTAAAGCTGAATCTAAATTCATACTTAAAAATGATAACCCTATCAATAAAAGATTTGACTTAGTCGCAGAAGAATATTTTGAAAGTTTAAAAGAATATCGTAAACAAAGTACAATAGAAACTTATATTCAAGCATATAATAAACATATATACCCTTATTTCAAGAGTTCTTACATAAATCAAGTAAATAATCAAGATATTAGAAATTGGGCTGAAAAAGTGCTTAAAAACGATTATAACCCTAGATACTTAAATAAGATATTTTACTTACTTAAAGCAATATTTGATTATGGTGTTAAGTTTTATGATTTAGAACATAATCCTGTTGTTTATGTAGGTAAGTTTGAAAAAAAAGAAATAGTTAAAGATGAAGAAAAACTACGTTATATCACAAAAGAAGAATTTGATACATTTATTAAAGTAGTAGATATACCTTTGTGGCATTGTTTCTTTACTACACTTTATTATACTGGTGCTAGAAAAGGTGAATTAATGGCACTAACTTGGGAAGATATTAATTGGAATACAAAAGAAATCTCTATTAATAAAACATTGTTTGTAAAATTAAAAGGTAGAGTTGATACTACATCTACCAAAAATAACTTAAATAGAAAAATAAAAATGAGTAAAACTCTATATGAAGAACTTTACTCATACTATCTTAATCAAAAGACTTATACTGATTTTAAAGAATCGTGGTATGTATTCAATGGATCAACTTATCTAAAACCTACTACCATAGATAGATATAAACATTTATACTTTGAAAAGTCTGGAGTACATGAAATTACTATTCACGAGTTTAGACATAGTCATGTATCACTATTAATAAATGAATACTTAAAATCAGGACAAACTGATACAACAAAGTTCTTTGTTATGATGTCAAATCGTATGGGTCATACTATTGGAGTTATGGAAAAATGCTATATGCACATGTTTCCAAGTGTACAAGATGAGATAGTAGATTTATTAGATAATTTATGATAAACTAGATGTGAAACTGGATGTCAAAATAAAAACCCTTTATAAAATAAGGGTTAATAGACTATTGGAGCAGATGAGCGGATTTAATTTTAATACCCTACTCATTCGTAAAACCTAGTAATTACAACGAATAAAGTCCAGTCATTCACACTCAAAAGAGTTAAAAATTACTCAAAATGGATGTAGAATGGATGTGAAATTATGAAAGTAAAGAGTAAAAAGTTAGCAAAACTAGAAAGAGATAGGTTCTCTATTTTAACCTATGATTTATCTACTTGTATTATATGTGGTATGCCTAAACAAGATTTAAACGAAATATACCCAGGTAGAAATAGACAAAATTCAATGAAATATGGTTTAGTTATTCCTATGTGTAGAAAATGTCATACTGAATATACAAATAATCGTGATATGCAATTAAAATGGATGAAACTAGGTCAAAAAAAGTTTGAGGAAGTTTACGAGTTAGATTTTCTTGAAATATTTAAAAGAAATTACTTATAAAAACCATAAAACTATCATTAAACATAGTAGTTCAGTGATAGTTCTTTTTTTATATAATTAAGTTGTAAATTGATTTGTATTAGGAACAACATACCCAATAAGACAGGAAACGAAAGGCACACCCCTACTATGTGAATGTCTAATTTTTTTAAAAAAATGCTTAATAGCAATCAATTTATATTGCACTTATCTCCTAACGGGATAGGTGTCTTTTCATTTCATCTCCGTTTAGCAACTTTAATAGTTGCTAGGAGTAGGCATATAACTTAACTATTTTTGTTTACCCATTTAATTATATATATTTTTTTCTGTTTACTCACTATATGTCTATTCCTAGGTGCTTATTTAAAGTGCTTTAGGAGGTGTTAAAAATGGCTTGTGGAAAGAAAGGTAAAGGTGGCAAATAATGAAATACCAATTTATTCAAAAAGATGAAGATACTACTATTCTTAAGTATCAAGATAAAGAATATGAAATAAAAAGAGATGTAGAACTAGTATCTAAATTACAAAGTGTTAATAAAGATGCACGTTTATCTTTGTATGCTGATTTAGTTAAAAAAGGTATATCAAAAGATAATTTAGTTATTACTACTAAAAAAGATGGTAAAACATATGTAGATAACTCTTATTTAGATGAATTAGAAAAACAATATATAAGAGATGAACAATATAACTTATTCAATGAGTTATGTAGAAATTATTTTAATATGTCAATGGAAGAATTAGTTATAGATATAGGACTTAATCCTGATGAAAGTCAAAAGTTTGGTACTGAATTAGGAGAAGCTATATCAGGTAAAGGAACTCCCAGGGAAAAGAAGTAAAATGACATTTTGTTTTGGGTATCCTAGTGATTTACACCAAGCCTATGCATTTTACTGTGCTAGATATCAAAATATTACATATAAAGAGTTCTTAAAACTTAGAATAACTGAGTTTATGTATAAATTATCAAGTATTCCTGAAAGTGAACCTTTATACAATATTATGAAGTCTAGGATCATAAACGTAAATGATATAAAAAACAAAGATGAAAGAAAACATTGGAGAAAACTCCAAAGAGATAATAAAATCCCAGACATTTATTTATCTAAAGAAGAAATAATGTGGGAATTAAGTAAAAAAGTAAAGGAGAAATTATGATAACTGAGAAATTAAGTGAATACATGAAAAAAGTCGAAATAGATAATATGTGTTTTTATAGAGATTTAGAAAAAGGTATTATGTACCCTTTAACTCCTCAACATTTATTATGTAGAATTGATTATCTAGAATTAGACAAAGGCGAAGTACAAAAATACAAATTTGAACAAAAGATAGATGATAAAGAATATAAAATGTATGACTGTGTAAAACCAGTACCAAAATATCAAATAACAAAAGTAGAAGCAGATAAGTTTATTATTACTGACAAAAAATATAAAGGTACTCATATATGGAATGTAAGTAATCAAGCAGGAATACATGAAACATTTGAAAATAAAGAAGATGCTATTAAATTATGTGAAGAAATAAACTCTAGACTAAAAGATTTTATTTAGGTGCATTATGAAAGTAATAATGTACTTTAAATTAGTCAATAGCATAGGTGGTGTTGAATCTTGGCTTTATTACCTATCAAAAAAGTTTGAGTTTGAGTTCTGGTATAAAAATGGCGACCCTATTCAAATTGAAAGACTAGCAAAAAACATACGAGTAAAGAAATATAATGGTGAACAATTAGAATGTGATACATTTATCGTAAACTATAATCCAGATATTATAGATAACGTAATAGCAAAAGAATACATTATGATGGTACATTGTGATTATTCTGGTGTTAAGTTTAAACCAATAACACATCCAAAGTTTACTAAATATATAGGAGTAAGTCAGTATGTATGTGATGTATTTACTAGAATGACTAATATACCATGTGAATTATGTTATAACCCTGTATATATAGAAAAACCAAAAGTAGAAAAAGATAAACCATTACACTTATTAAGTATGACAAGATTATCTGGAGAAAAAGGTGGTTGGAGAATCGATAAATTAAGTACGATATTAGACCAATATAAGATTAACTATACCTGGACTATATATACTAATAAAAGTCCTAGATTTCAGTCTAAAAATATTGAAATAAAACCACCTAAGTTAGATTTAACTGAAGAAATAGCAAAAGCTAGTTATGTAGTACAGTTAAGTGATGCAGAAGCATTTTGTTTAAGTGTAGTTGAGGCTTTAGTATTAGGTACACCAGTTATAGTAACTGATTTACCTGTATATAAAGAACTTGGTTTAAATGAAGATAACTCTATTATAGTACCACTTATGTTTAATGATTTTGATATAGATAAATTACACGAAAGAAAATTCACTTATACTCCACCAAAAGATAATTGGGAAAAGTATTTACCTACTAAAAAGACTTATAATCCAAAAGAGATAGTAAAGGTAAAAGTTCTTCATAAATATACTGATATATACTTAAATAAAAAGTGTATAAAAGATGAAATAATAGAAATACCAATAGAAAGAGCTAGTTATTTAGAAAGTAAGGATTTAGTAATATGGTATGCAATAATATAAAAAAAACTTCCAGTGGTTACCATTGGGAATATTATAAGGAGGTGTAATTATTCGTTATATTTTGATGTGTGGGGGAGAATATAAAAAGTTTACTACTCCAAAACATTTATTAGAAGTAAATGGAGAACGTGTAGTTGATAGAACAATACGTTTATTAAAAGAAAATGGTGTTAAAGATATATACATCTCAAGTAATAACCCCCTATTCGATTCGTGTGGTGTTCCTAGATTAGAGCATAACAATGATTATGAATTAGGATTAGATTATGATAAAGGTTTTTGGTTAAATGCTTTTTATCCAGTTAAAGAACCTGTTACTTATATATTTGGAGATGTTTATTTTAGTGAAAATGCTATTAAAACAATTGTAGAATACAAAACAAACAATGATGTATTATTTGGTACAGGTATAGCAATGAATGAACAACATCAAAATTGGGGTGAACCATTTGCTTATATAGTAAATAATACAGAAAAGTTTTTTAAAGCAATTGAGGATATAAGAGTGCTTTATAAAGAAGGTAAAGTAAAACGTATGCCAGTAGTATGGGAATTATATCGTTATTTACATGGACTAGATATAAATGTACAACGTATTACTACTGATTATGTAGCAATTGATGATGGAACTATTGATATAGATATTCCTGATGATATTAAGAGGGTTGGTTTATGGAGCAACAAAGTATAGACAGAGTTAAGAAAAGATTAATAGAAGATATATCTAGAATGGACTCTTTACCATTACAAGATAGAGTTGAATTAATGATTAATCTATTAAACTTCTTAAATGATTATGAAGAAAATATAGAAATACTAAGTAAACATAAAGTATTAAAAAAGTGAGGTGATTAATAATGGCAAATCCTAACCCAAGAACAGACCAATTAAACCATACACTAACAGTCAAAGATCAGTCAATGGGTGGTATTGCTTCAGGTCAAGTAAGAAGAAAAAATGCCATTATTAGAAACTCATTACAAAAGATATTAAATAGTGGGTTTAAATTACCTACTGATATTCAAGATAAAGATATTAAGAATTATGTAGATAAGTTAAAAGCAATTGGTGTTAATACTAAAGATTTAGATTTAGTTGATTTAATTAATCTAGGTCAAGTTATTGGTGCTATTGGTAGTAGACCTGAATGTTATAGAGCATTACTTGAATGTTCTGGAGAATTAATTGAAAGTACTGAGGAAGTTAAAACACCATCATTAGAAATAACTATTAAAGATAATTCACATCTTGAAAAGGATTTATATGAAGCAAATAAACATTGATGATTTCATAAGAAAAAATGATTTGAATACAACTGAAAGACTGGAGGTGTTAGGTATGGAGTTTATAAAAAATGGTGATAAATATATGTTAAAAGGTTCTAATGGTATTATCGTTGATGAAAAAGAAAAATTACAATTAGAAAATAACGAAATGATAATAAAAGATTTTGAGTCTAACAAATGTCAACAAGAAAATACAAAGAAAATAGCAAGAAATAAAAAACGTATTGAGGAACTAGACAATGGAAATAAGTCCAAAACAAAATAATGTAAGAATAGACATAGCTTCTCCTAATAAACCCGAAATATATATATTAGGTTCTACTCAAAGTGGTAAAACATTTATAATAGCAGAAGCAATAACTGAATATGCATCAAACTTAAATAAGTATGATCCATATAAACAATATTATGGTGCTATTGTAGGTTGGACTATTGAAACACTTAAAGGAAATATCGTAGAAGTATTAGAACAACATTTAAAAGAAGAAAATATGCCTTATAAATTAAATTGGTCAAGTGATGATAAGTCAATTAATATTTATAATTTAAGAATCTTCTTTTTTGGTTTTAATAATGTTAAGTCATTTAATAAAATACTAGGTAAACCTTTAATCTTAGAGTGGATAGATGAAAGTGCAAGAATATACTCTAATAAAGAACTACAACCAAGTTTTAATGAGTTTCCTGGAAGGCAAATGAGTTTTGCAGGTCATCCATATTTAAAGACTATTCATTCATTTAACGTAGAAGGTTCTGATAGACATCCATATAAAATGGATTACATAGATAATAAACCTAATGCTATACACTACACTTTCTTTCCTTATGATAATCCTTTACTAGATACTAAAGAGAAGATAGAACAAGTTGTAAATATGTTTCCACCTGGTAGTTTAAGAGAACAAAAAGTATTTAATAAATGGGTTGTAGCAGAAGGTAAAGTATTTACTAAACTTAACGTAATAAAAGAAATACCATCAACGTATGTTATGAGGGAAATAATAATAGGAATAGACTATGGTAATGTCAACCCTACTACATTTGTTCCAATTGCTTTAGTATATGACCAAGTACAAAAGAGATGGAAATTAGTACGTTTAAAGATATATTATCACGATTCTAGAGTTGAGGGTGATAATCCTACTACTGAATACTATTCGAACCAATTAAGACTATTTTTAGTGTATTTAAAGAGTATATATCCTCAAGTACCAATAACAAAGATAGTATTAGATAGTGAAGCAACACATTTTAGTAATCGTATGATAGCAGATAACATAGAACATGAGTTATCTAAAAAAGGCCCTGGTTCAGTAAATGCTGGAGTTGAATACTTACAATCCCTACTCTATAAAGAAATATTTGAAATATTAGAAAGTCCATCTATTCGTTATTTTATAGGAAGTGGATATGAAGAATCAGGTAAAGATGAAGGCTTAATAGAAATGGATAGTTATCAATACGATAAAATCAAAAGTGAAAAAGAAGGTACTAACTGTTATAAAAAAGAATTAGACCACTCTATTGATGCTACACGTTATGTATTAGCATTAATGGAAGAATATGGACTTGCTCCAGTGGTATAGGAGGATTAATGAATATACGTTGCAAAAAGACTAAAAGATTTTTAGTTAATATAGACATAGAGAAATATGTATCTAATTTAGAGAAAATAGGTATAAAACAAGAGATACCACTAGAGATTATAATACCATGTCCTAGATGTCATAAGAAGGAAATATATGCTATATACCCTACTCATTATGTATTTATAAAAAACCACGAAACTACTATGCAAGTTGGTAGTTCTATGATAGTTGACAAATGATACAATTAAAGTGGATAAAAGAAGTGCAATTATCTGGTATGGACTAATTAGTCGCATACGAAAGCATGTTATCTGTGGGAGGATAATATGCTTTTTTTTGTACGTAAATGGAAACTCTACTTATACCTTAATGGTGTATGTATTAAAAAAATAAGAATAAACGTAAATGAAGCTCCTAAGGATCATGTATATGTCATTAATGTATGGTTTAAGAAACAGTTCTTTAATTCTAATAAAGTAAAAGTAATAGTAAGACCTACAAAACTAATATATACAGATGAAAAGAAACAAGAAACACATTGGGAGTTTAAATACGAGGAAGGAATTGATATTTAATGCAAGGAAGAATAAAACCATATTCTCCACTTCAAGCACCTTATATCAATGTAAAAGTTAAGGTAATACAACCTGGAACTACTAATGGAAAACCAAATATAAAAGAAGAAGATAAATATGTTGTTAGTCCATCTGCTAAAAAGATAGCAACTTATATTAGAAATCAAATATTTGGTAGTGATTTAGTAACACAAACTGAAGGACTAGATATTAATTGGTTAATGCCTACTTTAAGTGAATCTTTAGAGAAAGCAATATACCAAGAAGAAAGTTTTATCTACTTACATAAGTTTGATAACAAAGTATATCTAGAATGCCTTAATAAATGTGATATACACGATTTAGTACAAAAATACGATAAAGTATTAAAAGCTACAATCGTACAAGAGTTTGAAACTGATAAAGAAGAATATGAATTAAAAAGAGAAATAGAAATTAACGAAGGTACTTCAATAGTTAAGTTTAAAGCATTTAGGATAAAGGATAACAAAGACTATATACCAATAACTCTAGATGAGTTTAATAGTAAGTTTGATACTGATTATATACCTATATACAATTTACCTTATGAAGTACTAATTAACATAGATATTGGTCAATGTTTCTTTAAAGATAGTGAAAATCTATTAAATGAAGAAATGGAAATATTTAATACTATCAATGAAGAAGTTGAAAAGACTAAAACACGTATCGCTACTACACAACATTATCAAACAACAGACATTACTATGAATTGGAAACCAAACAATAATTTTAATGTACAACAAATGAGTGTAGGAAAATTACAAGATTTCTTTACTCTAATACCAGGAGATAAAGAACATGCAGTATTTGAGTTTTTACAAGGTGATATTCGTATAGAGCAATATATAGAAACATTTAAGTTCTTAGATTATCAAGTAATACAAATGGCAGGTTTAAGTCCAGCAAGTTTTGGATATGAAAAAGATGCTTATATGAATACTGCAAATATAGACTTAAGTGCTAATGCAAGTGAAATGACAATAGAGGCTATTAAAAAACAAATAGAACCTCAAATAAATAAATTAATAGAGAACATTATCAAATTACAACAAAGTCAAAATATGACTGAGAATTTAATACCTAGTGAACTTATATGGGATTATGGAGATAATGAAAGACTTGATGATATGAAACGATTAGAAGTATTACAAGCAGTACAAAGAACTGCTAGTGTACCTTATTCAATTAGGTCTAAGATTATTACACCTATTCTAAATAAGTTAATAGATGAGAAAGTAAATGATAAAGATGTTACCAAAGCATACGAGGAAGAAAGTCAAAAGATGAATATTGAGTTTGGAGAAATCTAATGTTTGAAAGATTTATAAGTGAAGAAGTATGGAATTGTACTTTGAAATATATACGAATGATGAGAATTACTAAAGAAAAGTTTTTTGAAAGTCTTTTAGAAGGTAAATCAACAGGTAAATATTCAAAGGAATTAAAAGAACTATGGAACATAGACCATAACTTTATGGATAAAGCATTAAAAGAACTTGATGAGATGGTAAAAGATAAAGACATAAAGTTAGCAAAGAAATATGGTGATGAAAAGATAGTTCAAAGATCCATTAAGTTAGAAAACTCATGGCAAGAATATAACAACATAGATTATGGAGTTTATAAGTTAAATCCTGAAAGAGATTTTACTATAATGGAACAACGTTATGTAAATAGACATATTAAATACTATGAGAATACACAAAAAGGATTAGAATTAGCAACTGATAAAGAAGCATATTTAAGTGGCATAGTAAAGAAATATGACAAGATAGACAAATCAATACCATACTTTAGTCATACAACAGGAAAGATTGTAAGTTATCAAACAATAGCAACTTATAATTCAATGTTATTCAATTGGAATCTTACTCATAGTGCTTGGAATAGAACTGAATATGATGCAAAGAAATTAGGCAATAATTTGCAATATTTAGTAGCACATCCCTACTCTTGTCCTCATTGTATGGAATATCAAGGTTTTGTGTATGCAGATGATACTCCTACCAAACAAGAATATAAAGTTCTTATGAAATATGGTAAACGTGGTCAATACATGAAAGAAGATGCTATACGAGGTGGTGTAGGACATCCTAATTGCAAACATTCATGGACTATATTTTGGGATATAGACCAAGTACAAGAAGATAAGTACAACTCTAGTGAATGGGAAGAAGAATACAAAAAAGAACAAAAGAAACAGTCATTAGACCTAGAAAAGTCAAGACTCTTATCAGATAGACGTATCTACCAAGAGTTAGGCGACCAATCTAAAGTTGATGAATTAACAACAAAGATAAAAGCAATTAGAGATAAAAAGAAAGAATTATAGACCAGACTTGTATGTCTTTAAACTATAAGAATGGTTAACCAAAAAATGCACTTCTTACTTATCGCGAAAGGAAGAATTGAAGATTTATGGATATTAAAAAGTATATTACCAATAAAGATATTGAAATCACTAATGATGATATTAATATCGACAAACTTACAAATGATTTAAGAAAAGGATATGTTTTATCAAGTGAAGTTGATACCCAAATCAAAAATGCAGTTGATGAAGCAAATAAGACATCAAGTTCTAGTTTAGCAGAACTACAAAGCAAATATGATGACATCTCAAAAAGGTTTGAAGATGTAGAAGCAAGAAACACTCAAATAACTAATGAAAAAAATCAAGTAGCATTAGAAAGAGATATGTATGTTGCAGGATTTGAACCAAAAGACTTTGATAAAGTTTCTAAAATGAGAAATAGTCTATATGCAGAAGAACAAGATAATAAAAAAGCCTTATCACAAATCATGGATGAGTTTAAAGGTACATTTGGTAAGGTAGAAACTAAACCAATAGTACCTGATGAAGCAGGATTTAATAGTAATCAAACTACTACTCCTGTTGAACCAAAGATTACTAGATTAACTAGTATAAAAGATTTAATGAAAAAATAAGGAGGAATTATAAATGAATTATAACGAAGTACAATTAGATTTACAAAGTACAGTTAAAAGAATTTATCAAAACGTTGTTTATAGAAGTTCATTCTATAAAATGTTAAATGATTCATACATTGGAGAATTAAGAAATGCAGGAACTCCAATGATAGAAGTTTTAAAATCTGGAGATGTTACAGTTAATGTTAGACAAACTAAAGAAATTGCTAACCAATTAACTCCATCTTTAATGGGATATGATTCAGTAAAAGTTGATTTAACTGAATTACCAATGGATTATTCAATAAGAATACCTATATTAGTTACAGGATCTGGAATTGCTAATGCTTTAGATAGTGCATTACAAAAGAAAGATTCAGCAGTTGCAAAAGCAATTGATACTTATGGATTTGGAAAATTAGAAAATGATAACACTATCACTGAAAAATTATGGAATCCATCTACAAAAGAACAATATATTGACACTATCAATAGTTTAAGTGCTGATATGTTCAACAATGATGTATATGATACATATAGATTAGCTTTATCTGCTACTGAATATGGTAAATATGTTTCAGCATTAACTTCAGTTTTAAAATATGAAACTATGGCTGGTGTTGAAGGTGTAGATAGAGGAACAGTTGCAAGAGCATATGGTGTTGATACATTCCCAGTTGCTGATGCAGTATTAGGAGATGTTAAAGGATATTTCTTTAACCCAATTGCAGTAGTTGGTGATGCATTCTTTGATGCATTTGTACAACATGTATCTCCACAAGGATGGCCTGGATACTTCGTATTTGAAGGAAACATTTTATTCGGTGCTAAATTAGTTGAAAATAAAGCAATATTCAAATTAGTTGATGAAATCTCAGCATAATTAGAAAGGAGGTCTTAATATGACTTTCTTTACGAAAGATGAGTTTGTAGCAAAGTACCCTGAATGGAACAATTTTGAAGATTGGAAAATTGAAGGTGCTTGTGAAAAGATATATGAACAAATTGGACTAGCAAGAAGGGGCATGTGGGATAAAACTAATGTCCCTGATGCAGTCAAAAGAGCAAGTATGGAACAATTACGTTTTATGCTTGAGTATGATATTCCATTTATAGATTATAAAGGTGTAGTAAAAGCAGGAGAGATGCAAAGTGAATTAAACACTCCTATCTCTACCCTAGCCCTTACTATACTAGGCAATAATGGTTATTTATATAGAGGTAATCCTTTAAACTCTAATATGTCAATAGGAGTTCCATTTGGTTCTAACTAACTTAATGAAAGCGACATTATATCAATATAATCGCAAGGATGAAGATAATCCTTATGATGATATGAATGTACGTGAGAAAAAAGTTAGAGTATGTCCTTATAACGTAGATTTAAGACAAAACTTTGGAATATATAGTCATCCAGAAGCAACTGGATATTATATAGTCAAAGGATGTTTAGATATACGTATAGGCGACCAATTAGAGTTTGGTGGGCAAAGGTTCACTATATTAGAGGTAAAAGATAACTGGATTTGGAATAAGATAGCAAACATTACTGTTTTAGTTAAATGAGTTATGTTGAGTTTAAACCTAACAAAGAAACTGAAAGAAAATTGCTTGGTTTACCAGATAAAGTTCTATATAAAGTTGCACGTATAACATTAGACTTTACAAACCCTCATATTCCTATGAGTAGAGGGGAAAAGACATCAGGTCAATTAAGAAGGTCAACAATGGTATATGGAGTACGTGGTGGAAATGGTGATTATACAATTGGTTCAGTAACTAGTTATGCAAAATATGTTTATAACATGGATGATGCAACTACACATTGGACTACTGATAAAACATATTCACATTGGTTTCATAGAACATTTAAAGAAAAACAACAATTAATAATTAAAAATGCAATAGACCAAGCATGGAAGGAAAAATAATGGAAGAAATACTTATTAAAAATCTAGTATTAATAGATTATCTAAAAGGAATATATCCTGATTTCAAAGTAAAAGCTGAGTTCTCTACTAACAATGATGAAAAAGTCATAGTAGTACAAGAACAACCAGGAAATCAAGTTGTATTCTTTGGAGATATAGAGCCTTTATTTAACTATTATGAAATAGTTATATATGGATTATCAATACAAGAAATGAAAAATACTGCTACTTCTATAAGTTCTTTAAAAGGTAAACATATTATACATGAATATGGTAAAGACAAAGAGAAATGGCAAATAATATTTAAACAATACTCAAATCCACAAGCAATAGAATATATGGATATTCGTAGAGTTGGATATTCAATGATATTCCAATGCATTGTGAATAGAGTTGCATAGAAAGGAGAAAACATGAACGAATTTTATGTAACAAATCGTGATGTTATTAAAAATCTAGCAATTAATACAGGTACAAGTGCTGTTCCAGTATTTACTAATTTATGTACTGCTAGTGAATTAACACTTAACCAAGATTTCTCTACAAAAGACTGGTATGTATTCTGTGATGCTATTCAAAGAAGTATCATTACTGGTGTTGCTATGTCAGTAGAAGGAACAATTAAATTAGATATTAATAACAAAGCAATAGAAAAAATACTTGGTGATATTCATACACTAATAGCTTCAGGTACAATAAGTCAATTTAATAATATATTAGCAAGATTTGATTTATTAACTAAAGTTGAAGGTGGAGTTCTTGAATATACAACATACCAAGTTAATACAAAACTTACTTTAGATTCTCTTGGTGGTTCTGCAGAAGATGAAGGATCATTTGATTTCACAATGACAATTAATGGTACAGGAGAAGAAGTAAGTGCTTAATTAAACTCTTTAAGGGGTTAAGGGGCATAAACCCTTTAATCTCTTTTTTAATAAGAAAGGAGTGTGAATATATGAATGGTGGTAAAGTAATTTACCATTTCGAAGGTGATACTCAAGATTTAGAGCAAAAGTCAAAGAATGTGGCATCCACTGTCAAAAATGCTTTTAGTGGTCTAGGAAAGACAGTTGGTGGTGTATTTGCTACTGCTTTTAGTACTGCTACTGCAATGGTAACTACACTTACTAAAAAAGCAGTACAAAGTTATGCTGATTTAGAACAAAACATAGGTGGTGTAGAAACACTATTTAAACAAAGTGCTGATAAAGTTATAAAGAATGCTCAAAGAGCTTATAAAACTGCTGGTGTTAGTGCTAATAAATATATGGAAACAGTTACCTCATTTAGTGCATCACTTTTACAATCACTAGATGGTGATACTGAAAAAGCAGTTGAGTATAGTGATAGAGCAATTATTGATATGTCAGATAATGCCAATAAAATGGGTACATCTATTGAGATGATACAAAATGCATATCAAGGTTTTGCAAAACAAAACTATACAATGTTAGATAACTTAAAACTAGGTTATGGTGGTACTAAAACCGAAATGGAACGTTTAATTGCTGATGCTAATCGTGTAAAAGAAGCAAATGGCGAAATGGCTGACTTATCTATTGAAAGTTTTGCTGATATAACTGAAGCAATACACATTATACAAAATGAAATGGGTATAACAGGTACAACACAAAAAGAAGCAGAAGAAACTATTACAGGTTCATTAAATGCTTTAAAAGGTGCATTTGATAACTTCTTAAATGGTTCAGGTGGTGTTGAAGAATTAGTAGATAGTGCTGTTATCGTAGTTGGTAATTTAAGTAATGCATTTTTAAAGATAGTTCCTCAACTTGCTCAAGGATTAACTCAAGCAATCAAAAAGTTAATACCTCAAATACCTGGTATTATAAAAACTCTATTACCTACTCTTTTATCATCTATTTTAGACCTTACTAAAGGCATAGCATCTGAACTTCCTTCCATAGTTCAAACAATAGTAGATACTGCTGTTGAGGTAGTAAACCAATTAGCTGAAGAATTACCTACCTTACTTCCTGTAATTATAGATGCAATAATAGATGGTTTATTAAAAATATGGGAGAATGTAGATGTCATAATAGAATGTGGCTATAAACTTTTACTTGGTTTAGTTCAAGGCTTAACCAATGCATTACCAAGAATTATTGAAAAAGGACCTGATATTATAATGGCTTTTATTAGTGGAATAATTGCTAGTGTTGGTAATCTTATAGAATATGCTCCACAGATTATAATTGCTTTAGTTCAAGGTATAATTTCAGCATTAGGAAAAATCTTCGAAATAGGAAAAAATATCATTACTAAACTGTGGGATGGTATTAAATCATTCTTTAGTTGGATATGGGAAAAAGCAACATCTATTCCAGGTCAAATATGGCAAGGAATTAAAGATGGTTTAAGCGCTGCATGGGACAAAATATGTGAAATTGGTTCTAGTATCGTAGATGGTATATGGAGTGGTATCAGTGGAGCTTGGGATTCATTTTGGAGCAACGTGTCAGGTTTTCTAAGTGACTGTTGGAATGGAATACTTGATTTCTTTGGAATCGGAAGCCCTAGCCGTTTGATGGCCGACACCGTGGGTAAATGGATACCAGCAGGTGTTGCTGTTGGTATTGAAGGAAATACTGCTCCATTAGAAAATGCAATTGATAATATGGACAATTTAATAGCAAGTTCATTTGATATGCAACCAGATATTTCAAGTTTAGGTTCTACATATAGTCCAAACACAACTGTTATAGTTAATAACAATATGGAAGTTGACCCATTAGGACAATTAGTCAATAATGTTAAAACATTCTCAGGTGGTGCTAAAAATGATTACAATTGGGGTGCTAGTGTATGAGAATATTAATTAATAATGAAGAAGTAGTATGCAAAAATGATATTCAAATAAAAGAAAAGATGTTATCTACTTCTTCTACTATTTTAAAAAATTGTTATCCATTAAGTTGGGAAACAACAAAAGATTATACTGGGTGGTGGTTTCCATTAGACTATTCAAAATGTCTTATATATGATGGAGATGACTTAATATTTTGTGGTGTTGCAAAAAACACTGGAAATATTAGTCTTAACCCCAGAGAATTTCATGGTATAGATTTACAAGTATTAGATTTCAAAGATTTTCTTAGCACTGGAGAAACATTAAATTATGTTATAACAGGAAAAACTATTGTTGAAGCAATAAATCAAGTAGTAGGTTCAATAAGTGATTATGGATTTGTAGTTGGAGATATAGAAATACTTAATCCTGATGATGTTATAAATGCCTACTCTACTCTTAATAAAACTGCTTATGATGTATTCCAATATATAGCAAACGTAACTCAGTCTAGATGGTTTACTCGTATGGTTGATGAAAACACAGTTGCAATAGATTTCTATGATCCATCACTAATGCCTGAAGGCTTAGAGATACAAAGTACAAATGCATTTTTTGAAACATACGATATAAAAGATATGACATATAACTACTCTACTAAAGATTATCGTAATAAACAAATAATGACAAGTGATGAAGTTATAGCAAATATTACACAAACTGAAACAATAATAGCAGATGGATATTCAAAGACATTTGTTTGTCAAAATAAAATAGGAACTATAACAAAAATAACTGTTAATGGTGTTGAAAAAACATTTGTAACTAAATCACAAGAACAATTAGGTTTAAGTGGTGATTTTGTATATCAACCTGGAGATATAACATTTGTTAGTAAAAATACAATTTCAACTGGGTATCCTATTATAATAACTTACTACCCTATTATTAAAGGTAGAGAAATAATACTAGACCCTACTGAAAGTTCACGTATTCAAACACAAATAGGAAGAAAAGGAACTATATCACGTTATGAAAATCGTAACGATACTAGTTCAAGTGCTGAATTACAAAAGATAGGGCAAAGTTATCTAAAATATAAAGGAACTGCTGAAATAACACTTAAAATAACTACTGGTCAAAACTTATGGAACATAGGACAAATAGTACATTATAATGCACCTATTCCTAACTTAACAAAAGATTATATGGTTAAAAGTAAAACAATTGATTGGAATATAACAAGTGATTTAATCTTTTATACATACGAATTAACATCTAATTTTAACTGTGAAGATGCAGTTAATTACTTTGATAATCAACGTGCGAAAGTACAAGGAAATATAGGCGAAGGTGAAACAATAACACGTAATATAGATTTGGAGTCAACTGCATTAATAAAATTTTATGACACATCTATTGAAGAAGTTCAAATTGGAGAAGTTACTACATTAGACTTCCAATTAGATGGAATATTATAGGAGGAATTATGACAGAAGAATATAAAGAACAACTATTAAATTATGTAACAGGTAATTTAGAAACTACCTCACCTACTACTGATGAGATATTTAAAGAAATTATTGAATTAAATAGAAATGACTGGACTTATGGAACAATATTACCAAACGGATGGGCTGATTTTCATTTTGAAGGAATTATACAAGAACAAAATAGTAATATTAATATTTTATATGGTGGATATAGATCAACAGATAGTACAGCATTAAATAATAATGTTTATGGAATTATTGTTTTATTAGATGATAATTTTAAACCTATTAAATCATTCTTTGAATTTGATAGTGGTACAAAATTAAGATATATACAAAATATGAAACAAGCAGAAGATAATTCATTCTATATGGTAGATGATACTAACTTTGCTTATTCATATAACAGTACAACACCAAGTTCAACAAAAAGATTAGTAATATTAAATAACTTTGCTACTAAAATAGATGGAGAATATAAATTAATATTAAGATCTTCATACATATTCCCTAGTGGATATAGTGGATTTAAGTGTGAAACTTTAGCAAAAAATCCATCTCAAGCACAATATGTTTTAATTGGTAACATATATGAATCAGGTGCAGGTAATTATCAAACTGTATCTGAAATATCAATAAATATACCTTATGGAAGTAGTGTTGAGTGGAATAAAACAAATATAATAACTTATGTTAGTACTCCTTACGAACATACTACAGGAGGTTGCCCAACTGCTTTTATAAAATTTCAGAATGATACATATCAAGTAAAAGCATTATGTAGATATTATCACGATACACGTTCAGGAGGGCAAGTAACATCAAGTGAAAAAAGTGTAAGAATTTATACTAAACCTTTTAATTCTTCAACTTATTCTTCTACAAATATATTAAATAATCCAGATGTCTTATTTGAACAACTTATATTAGAAAATCAAGCAATATTTTTAAGTGAAAATAAAGTTTATTTTGTACTTGATAATATAAATAATACGTTCATTACAACGTATGATTTAAAAATACAACTATGGGAATATAATATTTCAACTTCAACAGCAACTAAGATATATGAAAATAGTTATGGAACAGGACAACCTGCACAGCAAGAGCAAATATATTTATCTGTTAATCAAGGATATTTATATATTGAAGATATTAAAAAGAAAACTTCAACAACAGCTGATTATTATATACAAAGATACGAAGGTATATGGAATCCAAAATCAGTAAGTGAAAATAAACCTTATCAATGGAGTCAAAGAAGTCTTTATGTATCAAATAGTTATAATTTATTAAAATTATTCTTATTTCCTGTTAATCCTAGAGGAACTACTTGGTACTTTCCAGTAATTAAAGAAGTATTTAATCCAAATCAATATAATGGAGAATCTTATGTAAGTGTGGATAGTTTTTGCCCCCTGTTATCAAATCTATACTCAAATGGTTCATTAATGTTTTCAAGAAACTTATACAATATATCAAAACAAAATAATATGACTATGTCGAGTGTAGAAATACCTAACAATTACTTAAATGATTTAACTATTACACAAAATGATTTAATAAGTAAAACTAATTTACAAATGAATAGTGATACTACAAGTTGGACTAAAAATATATATGAAGTATTAGACCTTAACTTCTTAAATACTATATCAGTAATAGATGAAGATACTAATACAACATATTTACCAAGTGCAATTAAAATAAATAATGCAATAACTGATGGTGGAGAAACTAACTATCAAAATACACCATGTAATAAATATCGAATTAATTATACTGATAATACAACAGCGATTAAACCATTATATTGGAGTTCAATAGATAACCTACATAGACAAACAATGATAACTTTTTATGTAGATAAAGCAATTAAAAGTATAGATTTCTTAAGTAATGATGAAACAACAATTTATTTAAACTTACCTATTGAGGTAGAAGTAGGCAATTATTATACATTAAAAGAAAAAGTAAGGATTGGAGAGTGATAATATGATTACATTTAATGATAAAGTAACATTAGTAGACCAGCCAGATGTAGCTGATGAAAACAAAGTTACTGCTAGTAATATGAATGAAATTAAAACACAAATAAATAATTCTTTTACATATTCTACAAGTGAAATAAATACAGGAAAAATTTGGATTGATGGAAAACCTATATATAGAAAATATATAACTTTTTCTCAAGCAAATTCTGGAAACTATACATATACTCATAATTTAGGAATAGATAGTGTTGTTTCTTGTAATGCTTTTTGTTCTGTTGCAAGTCAAACAATTGCAACACATGGTTATAGACCAGCACCTTATATAGTAAGCAACACAAATTTTTGTATTATAGGTCAAATAACCGAAAATACAATAATTACACAAGTAGGGCAATGGACTGGCAATACATTCTATATAACACTAGAATATACAAAGAAGTAATTAAATATGTATAGTCATGAGATACAAAAATTACTTGAATTAAGACAAAACATAGTGTCTTATAAAGAATATATAGAGATAATAAAAAGTCCACAAATAGACCATGTAAAATACGTTGGAGATGGTTTTAGAATATGGACTAAAGATGGGTATGTCTTTCGTTTAAGTTTAAGAAAGGAGAAATAATATGAAAATAATAGTTAATCCTCATTCTTTAGAATTACAAAAGAGTGTTGATGTAAATTCTGGAGAATACAATGTACAAAAATGTGAGTTCGTTTTTTCTAACGAATATAATGGACTTACAAAAATGGCTGTTTTCAGTAATGAAGAAAGTTCATTTAAAACAATGATAACTGATAATGAGTGTATTATACCTTATGAAATTTTAGAAACTGATGGAACAATAGGACTTGGGGTTTATGGTTATGCTTTAGATGGTGAAGATTTAGTAAAACGTTATTCACCAAAACCAGTATTCTTTAATGTTGAACTAGGATCATATCAATTAGCTGAAGAAAGTGAACAACCTTCACAAGACATAATAGAACAAATACTAGCAGAATTAGAGAATCAAGGTGAAGATATAATAGCATTACAAAATAATCTAGATAATTTAGAAGATAATGTTATCCCTACTCTAGCAACTAAAGAAGAAATACCTACAAAAACAAGTCAATTACAAAACGATAGTAATTTTGCTTATGAAAGTGAAATACCTGATGTATCAAACTTTATAACAAAAGATGTCAACGATTTAACTTATTATACTAAAACAAGTGATTTATCAAGTGTTGCTTTAAGTGGTGCATATAGTGATTTATCAGGAACACCTGATTTAAGTGTATATGCAACTACTACTGCTTTAGGAAATGAAACAACAGCAAGAGAAAATGCTGATATAGGATTACAAGGACAAATAGATGCAATAACAAGTTCAAGTGATGTTAAAGACATAGTAGGAACATATCAAGACTTACAAAACTATGATACAACTACACTAGGAAATGATGACATAATAAAAGTATTACAAGACTCAACACATAATGATGCAATGACATATTATAGATGGGTAATAACAGGTGGAGTTGGTGCTTGGAGTTATATAGGACAAGAGGGACCTTATTATACAAAGAGTGAAACTGAAACATTATTATTAGCAAAGCAAAACACAATAGATAGTTCTCACAAATTAAGTGCTGATTTAGTAGATGATACTTCAAGTACAAATAAATTTGTAAGTTCAAGTGATATAACTAATTGGAATAGTAAACAAAATGCACTTACATTTGATACAACACCTACAAGTGATAGTACTAATCCAGTGACTAGTGGTGGTATTTATACCTATGTTAATACTATTGTAGGAGATATATCTAATGCTATTGATTTAATCAATGGAGAAAGTTTATAGGAGGTAGGTTATGGGAACAATAGCAGAAAAATTAACTTATCTTAATGATACTAAACAATTATTAAAAGAAAACATAAATAATCTAGGTGGAAGTTTAACTAATGAACCATTTAGGCAATATGCAAGTGTTTTAGAGGGTATATACGAGAGATTACCAAAAGTTAGTGGTATTGGTGCTAGTTTAAGTTTAAGTCCCTCTATGGTAGGTAAAATTAAGTTAAATGAGATACAAGGAAATACTTCTCAAAGTGGAACACCTACACCTAGTTCTCCAGTACCTATACAAAGTGTTACTGGAGAACAAAAAATTGAATTGAATAATAAAAATTATTTTGAAATATCAGATGAAGGAGTAACATCAGGAACAGGAATAACAATGAAAAGAAATAATGATGGTAGTTATACTTTTAATGGTACTGCTACTGGTGGTGGAGTATTCTTTAGATTACAATCACCTAATTTGCCAACAAATCATACTTTGTCATTTACAAGTAACAAAATTAATAGTACTGCATATGTTAGAACAAGAAACAAAAATGCAAGTTTAGTAGATGATTTAAGAATTACTGATCTATCAAAATCAATAAGTACAAATACGGAAATAAAATATACAGAAATAAGTTTTGCTGATGGAACAGTTGTTGATGATTTAACTATATATGCACAATTAGAAAAAGGAAATACAAGAACAAGTTATGTTCCACATAAATATAATGAATATGTAATAAATTTAGGAAAACAATTATTTGATAAAGATAATGCTAATATAATAGACGCATATACTAATTTGACTACTGGAGTAATTTTGTCTAGTAATAATGATAAAACAATATATATACCGTGTAGACCAAATACAACTTATACAGTATCAAGAATAAAAGGTGTAAGATTTAGAGTTGGTTTTACTAATGAATTACCTGCAAATAATGTAGTTTGTAATCCTTATATAGGAAATAAAAATACTGAAACAGAAATTACTATAACAAGTATAAATACAAGTAAATATATAGTAGTTAATTATTATACTGGTTCTGAAACTATGACACCAGAACAAATTTTAAATACATTGCAAATAGAAGTAGGTACTAAAGCAACTTCATATAGTTCATACTTTACACCAATAGAATTAGATGATGAAGATAGTATTAAAAAGAGTACTGGAAAGAATTTATTTAACTTAAATACAAGTAATAGTAATAAAGGTATAGATTATAGTTTTAATGGAAGTATATTATCTTTAAATGGAACTACAACAGGAGAGGGAAATATATATAACAATAATAGTAATACTATATTGTTAAAAAGTGGAACATATACTTTTTCTACTATTACAAGTGGTGCATTTACAAGAAATAATAAAGATGTTGCAATTTATTTAAGAAAGAAAAGTGATAGTAGTGCTTTAATTGTTTTATATTCAACTGCTAATTATATCATTGATAGTACATTTACATTAACTGAAGATATTGAAGTATATATACAAATATACACAAATGGAAGTGGTTTTGTATTTAATAACTTTAATATATATATTATGTTAAATGAGGGTTCTACTGCACTACCTTATGAACCTTATGGAAAAGTATGGTATGTAGAAAAACAAATTGGTAAAGTAAATTTAGAAGATTATGAATATAACAAATATGGTGCTTCTGCTGGTTATAGTAGAAATACTACTACACAAATACCAAATATAAAATATGTAAGTGTAAATACTGAATTAGGTAAAGGTTTATGTGAAAAATATCAAATTCATACAGGAAGTGGTATGAGTGGAAATGACGCAGAAAATCATTTTGCAATTGATGTTTCAATGTTTCAAGTTTCAATACCAAATAATGATACACCTAGTGGTTTGCTCTATTATGCACTTGCAACACCAACATATACTGTAATAACAAATACTGAATTAATAGAACAATTAGAATTACTATATAATGCAAAAAGTGAAAATGGTACTACTAATATTAATGTTACTAGTGAAGATTTATCTATGATACTTAATGTTGGTGTATTGAAAGGAGAATAAAAATGGATATTACATTAGGTCAAATAAGTGCATTTTTAGGCTTAATAGCAGGTATTATTACTAGTCTAGGTGTAATTATTCATTTTATGCAAAAAAGTCTTAAAAAAGTACTTAAAAATGAGTTAGACCCTATTTCTACTCAAATTAAAGACTTGGATGTATCTCAATGTAAAAATTTCTTGGTTAGATTTCTTGCTGATGTTGAGCAAGGTAATGAACTTGATAAAGTAGAAATTGAAAGAGCATACGAAATCTATGACCATTATATTAATGATTTAAAACAAAATTCTTATATTCATAATAGATGGGAAAGTCTATTAGATAAAATGAAAGGAAGATAATTATGGAAAAAATAAAAAAAATAGCAAAATATACTACTAATATTTTAGCGATAATCAATGCCTTAATTTTAGGTTTAGACCCAATTTGGCATATACCTTATGCAGATAAGATTTCAGCTACTATTATAGTTATAGTTGGAGTTATTGGCACATATCTTTTATCAGATAAAGCAGTTAATGTTATTAAAAAAAATAAAAACTAAAGAAAGTGCATTAAAAAGAATAATTATTAGAGATGATAAAGGAAGAATAATATCATCTAAAATGAAAGGAATGATAAAATATGGGATATAATCCAAGATTCGAATGTCCTTCAAGCGACAATAAATATTACAATTCAAATATAAATCCTTATGTAGCATGTGGTTATGGTATGTTTCAAAATAATGGTAATTGCACAGCCTATGCTTACGGTAGATTTATGGAAGTATTAGGACAAGATAGTTGTAATTTAAGTATTAATGATGCAGAAGATTTTTATTATCACGATGACAATTACGAAAGAGGTCAAACACCAAAACTAGGAGCAATTATTTGTTGGGAGGGTAAAGGTTCTCTAGCAGGTCATGTTGCAGTTGTAGAAGAAATTAAACCAGATGGAACAATTGTTACTTCTAATAGTGCATGGGAAAGTTCATTATTCTATTTAAAAGAACTTAAACCACCTTATAATATGGGTGCTAATTATAGATTTCAAGGTTTCATATATAATCCTAATGTAAAAGATAGTGATTTTAGATATAGAGGACATGTACAATATGAAGGTTGGCAAGACTGGAAAAATAATGGCGAAGTATGTGGAACTACTGCTCAAAGTAAACGTTTAGAAGCTATACAAATTGATGCTGATATAGAAATTCATGCAAAAGCACATATTCAAGAAATTGGTTGGGTTGACTATGGTAAAATCAATAAAGACACAGTTATAGGAACAACAGGTCAAAGTAAACGTTTAGAGTGCTTATGTTTAAAAGGTGATTTTAGATATAGAGTTTACTTACAATATACAGGATGGACTTGTTGGACTAATGCTGATGGAATATGTACTCTAGGAAGTGTAGGACAACGATTAAGAATTGAAGCTATACAAATTGAGAAATTTTAAAAAAAGACCTTTATCTGGTCTTTTTTTCTTCATCCATTATACGTTGTATAGAACTTTGACTATACCCTACTATATTACCTATCTCCCAGTAATATCGTTTTCTTCCATGTTCTTTTATAAACTTAGGATCATTGTATAAATCTAATATCTCCTCTTTTAATGACTTAACTCCCATTAATCTATTAGTTTCTTGTTCTATAAAACATTGTAATGCTTTTTTCTTTTTCATATAAAGAGTCATTTGATTATTAATTGCTTTAATTTCTTCTTTTGCTGACTCAATTGTTATTCTTTTTTCCATTTATAACCCCTTCCTTTAATAAAATATATTCATCGCTCATATTTTGATATCTAGCTTTTAAATGTAGATATTTAGCATATAATTCTTTATATTCTTTTTTCTTTTCGTTTAGTTCTTTTTCTAAATCTTTTATTCTTTGATTTAATTTTAACAATTGTTCTTTATCCATAATTAATCCCTCTTTAATTCTCTAGGATATTTACCAGTTAATTTTAATACTAAAGTAGATGTATCTTTTCTTTCTATTCCTCTGTTGTATCCCATCAAATGTGAATCATAACTACATGTTTCTTCTATAAAATCTAATGTATCATTTTGTCTTTGCTTAAGTATTTCAAGTTCTTTTTTTAAATCTTGTATTTTTTTATCAGTTTCTGTCATCGTTTACCTCCAAATAATCTATTATTTCATTTATTTTACCTTCTATTAAATAATCTATTGACCTTACAACTTCTTTGCCTCTTAATTTATCTGTATCAAGATTTAATTTTTCAGGTATTTTATGTTCTTGTGGTTCTTCAAGTTTTTCTAGTAAATATTCACATATTTGTCTTCTACCCATATTTATATAATAATCCATAGGTAATTCAATTTTATTATTTTTGAAGAACCATTCATGTTTTTTCATTTGTTCTTTACTAAATTTAATAAGTTTCTTTAGTTCTTCTTTCATTCTATTTCCTCCAATAATTCTAATAATTCTTTACCTATTTCTGTATATGCTAATGGTTTGCCCACTGAATTTATCTCTGTTCTATTTATATATTCTTTTATCTTGTCTAATACTTCTTTTTGTTTATTATATTTATCTTGTAATAACTTAATATCATTTTCTTCTGCTCTTTTATATAATCTTTTTTGTTCTTCATTTATATCACTCATTTATATCATCTCCTAGCATATCAAATATAGTCATTTGTGGTGATTCTTCTTCTTTTAAATTGCATACATATTCAATTCTTGCTTTTGCTATTGGTAAATATTCTTCTGTTAATTCTATTCCTATATATTTGTAATTCTTGTTTCTTTCTTTGTTTTCATACATTACTGCTTTACCTGTTGAACCAGAACCATTAAAAGGATCAAGTATAGTAGCTCCATTTGGACTTACTAATCTAACTAAATATTGCATTAAGTCAGTTGGTTTTACAGGGTAGGGTGAATATTCTTTCTTAATGTTTCTCCACGCTGAAATGGATTATCAATTGGAGTTTTACGCCCATCATTAACTTTATATTCACCCATACCACCTGCCTTTCTTTCAAAATATTGTTTATATTCATCTGACAATTTATCATATTGATTTTTACTTATTACCATTTAATTTCCTCCTTTTTTATTTTCTATTGCATTTTTAACACAGCATTGTTTACACCAAGGACTTATTCCTGATTTTCTTTTGTAATAATCTTCTATTGGTTTAAATTCATTACATTTTCTGCAAGGTTTATATAATATACCATCTTTTTCAACGCAACCTGAATGTATCCTCTTATGTGTTAAACTATCAACTAATTTCAAATTAGAAATATCATTATTTAATTTATTATGGTCTATATGGTGAACTTGCATCCCATCAGGTATTTTTCCATAATATTCTTCCCAAACTATATTATGTTTAAATCTATATCTTTTTTGCGTTTTATCATAAACTCTATGATAACCTTTACTTGTTATATAACCTTTATCAACTTGCATATATTTCCTCTATTTTTTTTCTAATATAGTCTGGTGTATCTTCTTTTAATACATATTCTTCTATTTCAACATCAAGTCCTTCATTGCGATCTTTGGCTGACGCTTTAGCACAATAGAAATATCTTGATGCAGAACCACTATCATTAAATTCATTCCTTGTATTAATACTACCTGCTTTCCCACCATAACTTGTGCTATCTTCTAATCTAATAACTGTATTATGTCTTTTACCACCACTTGTATTAGGAAATCCACCACATACTTCATCAAAATCAGTTTCATCATAAGTTAATATTGTATTTGCAGGAAAACGACCTGTTGGATTTTCTCTTTCAAATTTTCTATTATCTTTACCATATATATCATTAGCACCACTATTGCCATTTCTTTTTGTAATAGTAATTTCATCTCCAACTCTACACTCATCAATATTTATTCCACCAACACCATATTCTATTACATTATCTACTAAACTACCTTTAAATGGTTTTCTTGCTACTATTATTGGTTCAAACGATGGTTTTAATGCTGTTCCCCAACCTTGCCATTGTTTTGCTAAATCTGTTTCAGGAATAGTAATATCAATAATTTTTCCATTTTCTCTATGCTGATAAGTTTCACTACCAAATATAGAAGATGCACCAAAATTATGTTGCCCTATAACTTCTCTTTCTGCTTCACAAATATTTATATACTCATCATATTTATCATCTAATTCTAATATTTCTTTTAGTTTTTTATATTGTTCTTTTGTAGGAATATTAACTCCTTTTTCCCAATTTGATACACTGCCACCATGATTTATATTTCCGAACCACCCACCTAATTCAGCGACTTTATTTATAGATAACCCTTTTTTCTTTCTATTTTCTATTAAATAATTCATAAAATCAGTATTTATATTTCTACCATTTCTTTTGTCTAATTGTTTTGATATATCCATACTTTTAGGAAAACCACTACCATATAACCACATAATAGTATCTCTAATTTCAAATCCTGCATCTTCAATAGCACAAGCAATTCTATGAAATGTCCTACTACCACCAAATGCTAATAAATAACCACCTGGTTTTAATACTTCATAACATTTCTTCCAAGTATCAATATTATATTCAATTCCAGATCCGTCCCATTCTTTACCCATAAATCCTTTTGATAATCTTTGAAAACTGCCATCTTTTCCATATTGGCATTCTGCACTGTTTTCTTTACCAAATCTTTTAGTTATACTAGTTAATCCATAAGGTGGATCTGTAACTATACTGTCTATTGATTCAGGTTCTATTACTTCTAACATATCTAACATATTACCTTGATATAATTTATAATTTTCATTTTCACTATATAGTTTCAATTTATCATCTCCTTAAATATTGCCATTAAGACATATATCTACAATATGCTCACATAATTTTTCTGGTATAATAGATCTTTCTTTTGCATCTTTTAATCCTTGTGTACCTGTTCTACTACCTCTTGGAGCTTTTTCGTGGCAATTATCTCCATTTTTACATACTGGTTTAAATTTAGGATTAGGATGATTAGTCCATATATCAGTTGGTTTCATTCTTGTATCTCCATATTGACAATATGTAATTGTATGTCTATATAAACCTTTCATAAAATCCATTTTTCTTAATCCACCTCTTGGATTTTCTATAAAGTAATATTTAGGTTTTAATTCTTCTATTAAATCAAGTACATGTTTGTTTGTCTTATCACAAAATTTAGCATATTCACTAACAGCATCTAAATTACCAGTTTCATTATTCTTTTTTCTATGATGTGATATACCTGCCATTGAATAAGTAGTACAGTCTGGACTAGCCCATATAATATCTGGAACACCACCACATAATTTAATAATATCTTTTGCAGATACATTATTTATATCTTCATATAAATCTATATTTTTAAAATCTTTATTCCATTCAATACTAAATGTTTTTATGCCTCTTTTTTCAAATGCTTTACTTATACTTCTAGTTCCTGCAAATAATTCAAGTACTATCATTATTTCCTCCTATATCAAATATTGTTAAATGATCCATTTATACCTCCACAATATCCATACCATACTTATACTGGAACATTTTTTTCTTTAATAAATAATCTTTTGTTCTAAACCCTTTTGTATCTACTACTACTAATATTCCATCTTTTAAATAAGTAAAATCAGCTATATAATTTATTGCTCTTATTGTTTTACCATTTAACTTAAATGATGGTTGTAGCAAAAATTTCACTTGTCGCCTAAGGTCTTTTATTTGACCTGTTTTTTCTAAATGCTCCAGTACTATGTAATGGTTTCTTTCTTTTAATGAATCAAACTTTAATCCTTTATATTCACATTTTTTGTTATGATATTTCATAATTAGTCCTCAAAATTCTTAAATATATTCAACACATTATCTTTTATTCCTATTATGTGATTTCTAATCGAATCATTTACCAATTTGTCTATATCTTCATCTGTAAAATTAAGCCATTTTAATATTTCAAAATTATTCTTATTGATATTAACTGCTATTTGAATATAATTATTATCTTTAATCATTTGTTCTTTTGTTCTTCTTATTCTAGGTTTTTTATCTTTACCTCTACCTTTTCTTTTTGTTCCATCTAATCTTAATTCTTCACTTGTTTTAATATTTGTATATCCTTTTTTTTCTAAATCTTTTTTTATGTATTCTTCTGTTGTATCTTTTTTATATGCTTGAATGTATCTAGTACCTAGATTTTTTTCACGATACAGATAATCTAATTGATTTTTATATTTTTTACCATCTTCATAATGCCATATTTCAACTAATATATTCTTTGGTATCTCCTCATAACTATCATATTTTTCAGCATCTTCCATATTAATTCTTTGAACTGCTATTATAATTTCTTTATCATATTTTTCTATTTCTTTTGGATTAATTGCTATATACCCTTTATTAAACATAAATATCACCTCTCTAATTTCCTATTTCTTCATATTTAATAGCATCTTGTTTTTTCTTTAATGAATTAATTTTTTCTTCCATGCTTTGATAAGCATTTTTAAACCTTTTTAAATCACATTCTTTTTGTGCTTGTAATTTTATCTTTTCTTCACAAAATCTTGTTCCTAGTGCTTCAAAATAACTCATAGCTGGTTGTTTACCATCTTCTAAGTTCCAATTTTTTCTTTCTTCTACACATTTGATAGCACTTTCTATTTGAATATCAGTTTTAAGTTCAATAACATCTTTAGTAAGTCTTGCTATAATTTCTCCAATTATGTAGTTTAAATTTGAGTAAACTTCTATATTATGAGAATATTCATACATTGTATTTGGTTCTTTTATTAATCCTTTGTAAACTTCATTATAAATATCTCTTAATTCATTATTTGTTGCTTTTTTAGTTTCAAATGGATTAAATAAATATAGTTTTTCTTCCATATTTACCTCTTTTAAAATGGCATTGAATCTTCATCTTCCAGGTCTAATTCATCCATATAAAATTGTTCAAATGTCTTTTCATCTTTTACTGGGTCTTTAACTTGCTCTAATTCACTATTTTTAGGTACATTTGAGGCACTTTCTTGTTTTACTTGAGTATTTATACTATCTCTTACAATTATGTTTAAATCAGGCTGTTTTTCATTAGTCTTATTATTTTTAAAAAGTGATACTTGAAACTCTTTATCTCCTATTTTTAATTTACCTGAGTAATAAGTGTTTCCTTTACTACTCTCTTTCTTCCATAATCCAGCTCTATATTCTTCTTTATTCATTTATAAACTCCACCTTTCCATTTTTATATATTGTTGCTATATTCCAGACTTTATATAAATCTTCTGCTTGTTCTATTGTTATTCCTTTAGTTTTATAATCTTTTAACATTAATCCTAATGCACATTTATAAAATGTATCTATTTGTTCTTGAGTATCTTTAAATATTTCATCCATACTAAACCTCTTTCTTTTGCATTGCTACTATACATTTCTTCATTTGTTCTATACTCATTTCAGTTAATGAATCAACTTTAAATTTTTCTTTAACTTCTTCTAAATCTATGTTCTTTTCATCAGCTAGTTTTTGTATTGTTTCTATTAAAGTTAGTCTTTGGGCTTGTTCTTCAGGAGTAGGTATTGTTATTCCTGTTGCTAGTTCTATTAATTTCTTTATTCTTTCATCATTTGAATTACCTAACATCCATTCTAGGTATTCTTTTGGTAGTTCAGTTAATTTCTTACCTTTATGTTTACCAAATGTTAATGTGTATTCTAATGCTTCTTCTTTTGTTGGTTCTTGATTTTGTATTGCATTTTGTACTTCTTCTGCACTTGCTACACTTACATCTATTCCAAATCCACACATTCCTAATGCTCTACCTACTGCACTTGTTTCACAATTCTCTATATAAGAAGTTTTATTTATAAAACTACTATCTTCTTTTTCATATGCTGTTCCAGTTCCTAATAATGTATATTCAGTTCTTATTTTTCCATCATCAAATATTGTTGAAGTAAAACCTACTTTTGCTTTAAAAATACAAATACCATTTTCATTACTTATCATTTCAGTTTCTATTGTTCCAGTAGGATATACCATTCTAAATGCTTTTATTCTTTGATTAACTTCTGCATAATCTTTGCCCTTAATGTCTGTTGTTTTTATTGTTTCATTTGCTATTGCTAAATCTAAATATTTCATCTATATTCCTCCTCTAAACATTGATCCATATAAGAATCATATTCGTTCCAGTCAACATCTTCTGATTCTCTTATTCTTTCGTAATAATCTACTAATTTATTTCTTAATTCTTCTACTGATACAAAATCACTTGTAAATATTTCTTGTAAATCATCATCACTTCTAATATCTATAAATACTTCATTCATTTTATTTCCTCCCTTATCTCATACATTTCTACTTTTAATTCATGATATTTATTAAATAAGTCTTGTAATTTAAAGAATATTAATGCTATTGATATTAAGAACATAATCTCAATAATAATAGTTAATCTTTCAGCCCATTTATCGTAATTTTTCATTTTCTTTCTCCTTTTCTAATGCTCTAATTAAACCCCAACAGAATTTATTTTTATCTTTTAATTCTTTTTGTTGAATAGTTATTTTTTTATAAGAATCTCTTGTTTTTCTTATATTCATTTCAAGTGGTATTCTTCTTAGCTTGTTTCCTTTTTCAAATGTATCTCTTTGCATTTCTCTTAAAACTCTTAAATTCATTTCGACACCTTTTTAAGTTCTTTTGTTAGTTCTTCTATTATTTGTTTAGCTTCTTTCTTATATTCAGTAAACTCACGTTTTAAGTCTTTTAATTTAGTCTTATACATATCTTTTTCTTTAATAAGGTCTTTATTATTAGCCTTAATCTCTTTTAAATCATCATCTAGTTGTATTATTCTCTTTTTCATATTCTTTTTAGTTTGGATAGTTTCAGTTAAGTATTCTTTTATTCTTTCTTTCATAAATTCTCCTTATATTTCTTCCACATATTTACTTCTCTTTCATTAGTGGAGTTATTAATTACTAAATCAATTGATGCATTATAGTATTTTTGAAATTCTTCTTTTGACATCTTTAAATATCTTTCTTTGTCTATATCTTGGTTTTTAAATCTTCTTACTGCACTCTTGATAAACTCTATACTTCTACATTTATTTACGTGTTCTTCATCAGTAAAATCTATTTCTTTGTTGCAGAAGATACATCTTGTTTTTGCGTGATCCAAAATCTTTTTGCTTTCTATTGTTTGATACCCTTTAGTTAAGTTATAAACTTTAGGAGGGTAGTCAGTATAATTAGTCATATAATATTCAAGTGAATCAGTCATATCGTTAAAGTCATATTGTTTTAATACTTTAAACCAGTCTTTAACAATTTCTTCATCACCTGCATAATCAGTTTTATAAGTTCTATCTATTAATTTAATTAAATCTACAACTTCACTTTGTTTCATTCTTCCATCTCCTCTAACATTTTTATTAATTCTTCATCAGTTAATCTACGTTTAACTTTTTCGTTTAAATAATTCTCAAACTTTGTACCAAATAAAGTTTCAGGTCTTAAATAAGAACACATCTTTTTATCTTTAAACCAAGTTGAGTATTTATTCTCAATAACCTTTTTAAAATCCTCAACTGTGAATCCTTCATTTAATCTAGCAGTAATAAGTTGTTTAGTCTTAGGTGTAGTTGTTTTATAATGTGTATCTATTTTTTTATTAAGGTAGTTAATTATCTCCTCAATACTTTCTTTATATATTTCTTTATTAGTATTTAATTCTTTAGTACTTTCTTTATTAGTATTTAATTGTGTATAATTTTCAATATCTAGAAAATCAATATCTTGAAATTCTATATCTTGATTTTTGAGATATAGGTTTTTTGGTATTTCGTATATGTCATATTGCCAGTCTTTTATTCTTCCATTTTCATATATTCTGTTTCTTTCTAAATAGTTATATTTTTCCAAGTCATTTAAAATATCATTTATAGTATTTTTAGACTCTTTACATAATGTCATTAAACCCATTACTGAGAAATCCCAGTTATCTGGTAAACTTAGTAGGACTAAAAGTAATCCTTTATCTTTAAGTTGTAAGTTTTTATCTTTAATAAGATAATTATTAATCATTGTGTAATCATTTT